AGAGGGTGAGAGAAGCAACCCGCAGACAACCCAAAGATTTTCTGCCCGTCAGGGCGAGTATGCTCTGCGTGGTTGTACAGATGTGAATGACCTTGAACGGCGGAGCAGTGAAGTTTAGTAATCAGCGTATGCCCAATGTGGATGCTAGAAATGGGTCGCCCAGAGATTCCAGCAGTAAAGTAGTGCGAAAAGGTAATTCCCTCTATCGTAATGCACTGCTTGAAGGGAACAACTTCCCAACCGAACCCTTCGTACTGGAGGTCTGAGATTCCTATCGTGCCATCTAATTCCGCTTGTGAATTTATGGCTCTAGTAATTCTATCCTCATGATTGCCTACGCACATTACTAGACGTGGCCTATACTGCTTCTTGCCGTTCCTTCTTTTTCTGGCGTTGTACTTATTCATCTCCTCAAACAGGAGTTCCTGCGCGTTGATTGTCGCCTCTACGTCCTTCTTATACCTTCTACCCTCGAACCCCTTGGTTCCCCTGTCGTAAGAGGACAGAGACGGCAGGTCAGCCAAATCCCCTAAGCAAACCACACACTCGGGTTGCTCCTCCATGAGTAACCGACCTGCCGCCCTGAACCTTTCGTTGTTGTAATCCGGATGTGCATGTGGATCAGGAATGATCATGAGTTTCATCGTCTTCTGCCTCCTCTATATCGTAACTACCACATTCATCACAATACGCTACATCTACACCATAAAAGATATGATTGCAGTCCATGCATTCCCATTTCATTCCTCTCCCCCAATACAAGAACCAGACATTACCTCGTTGTAATAAATGGTCAGGCATAGGGCATCTTGAATCTGCTTAAATGAAAGCCCGTCAACACCTATGCGGGTATGATCTTTTTTGTGAGTAATCACTATTGCCCCTTCGTCACCATGAGATTTAGCGATAGATGCCGCCATCTTATTCAGACTTATGTTGGATACTGTGTTTTTCTTTGCAGATGCTTTAGTCGTCATAACTATTTAGCGGTAGGCGATTCTGGCAACAGCATCCAGTGAGTAATTAGATCGCCGTTCCAGTTATCCTCTTCATCATCTGATCCGACACTCCAATATTTTCCCAACCGACCGCCAGTGTCGATGTGCTCTGGAAACCCATCTTCCGCCGGGATGTAATACAGGACTTGAGTTTCGGGTGGCGGCAGCTTGTCTTTGACTCTGATCCACTGATGATTCAACTTCGCCAGTTCTTTCTCCAATTCGTAGATTCTTTTGTCTCGGGCTTCAATAGATTGTTCCAACGCTTTTACGTTGGATTCAAACCTCTCGCTCATTCCCATTTCAACTCCCGCATCTTATGAAGTGCCTTGATATATTTCTTGGCAGTCTTGAAGTCATCCGTTTGTCCATGCCAATGCCCAAAATCAAACTGGATAGAAAAAATTCCATCTTCATTCGTAAATAGCGAGCAACCAATATGGGGGGTTACATCCCGCAAGATGTCTGGGGCTTCTTCTATAACTTGGAATGCTTGATCTTTAGTCATTATTATCTTGGAAACACCCTAGAATGATCTGTTAATGGGCGTTCTACTTTCTTCTGGAATCATAGTATTTCACACTTGTCCCCGGAACATGCGAGTTCCTGACTACTGGTTGTATTATCTTCGTGCTCCTCGATTGAGTCCCAGTCGATCTTTGAAATCTTTTTGGCCTTAGAGAACTCTTCTCTAGTTATCTCTTCATAAGGAGCGACTTCATACGAGTGGCTATCATCCGCCCTTGGCAGAAAACTGACGCCGCTCAGTATATCGAAATTCTTGTAGCACCATGCGCCAACCTCCATCCACTCGTCTTCACCTACATAGATTGTAACACTAGGCTTGTGCTCGCACCAGTATAACGCAAACCGTTTCCAGATTTCAAGGTGTTCTATCGCAGTCACATCATTCCTAGTTCTGGACTTGCCCGGAGCCCCCATTGGGAAAGAGAAAACTATAGCCTCTTTATTGTATGGGTCTTCCTCGAATGGAACCCCTGCATCTATGATGGCCTGATTCAGTGGGTCTTTTTTGTCTTGTCTGATCCTTCTGATGTACCACTTCGAGTACGAAGGATGCAAGCCCGACCCACCCACGGCAGTGAGTTGGGAGACAGTGCCTGACGGCTTGATGCAAGTGATGGCCGCAGACGGATTTATGCCCAGTTTTTTAGCCCACTTTTCGTTTGTTTTTACGGCTAGGTCTCTCCACTTTTCTAATTGTTCCGGAGAGGCATTAAGGACAATAGGGCAATCAAATACTCCCGTCATGCTGACACCGAGCAGCCTTTCTTCTTCTGCGTTCTTCTTCCAGATGGGACGCACATACCTGAAGTTAGTCAGCATAGACTGAAAGGTGCCAAGGATCGTAGCCTGTCTTATCTTTCTTTCTATGTCTTCTATTTTGTCAGAGGGCCTAAGCACACATTCTGTAAGGTTACAACAACCGGCGCTCCGCAAATTTATTTCACTGCAAGGGTTGCAAGCGAACTCATGGTCATGGTCTCTTCTCTCTGGCATTAACTTTTTAACTGCCTCTCGATTGAAAATACCCCTCTCTCCACTGCGGGATTCGTAAAGGGCTATCCATTCACGCATGAAGATTCCTATGTCTGGCTTCTCTGTATAGCATACGCTGTTATTGGCGAGAGCGCGTTGCGGGTTTTCAAGCCACCACTGTCCAGACTTCGCATGTCTCATACGCTCGTCCGTGAGGTTGCTAAGACTGATTAAGGCCGCTCTGCGTACCCCTCCCACTACTACGCTCTGGCCGTTCCAACACATCAGGTCATGGCATTCCATGCTGTTTAGTTTTCTACCTGACGCACCCTTGAAAGTGGCGGCATAGTGAGCGAACAATCTTTCCAGAGGTTCTGGCCCGGACGCCCTACCGCCGAAGGTTTTTAGTCTAGCGCCAGATGGTCTGACCCTACTGCAATCTATCTTAGGGGTCATTCCCTGATATAGAAGACTCACCAGTTCGCGGAGAGCCTTCGCCCATCCTATCTTGCTGTCAGAAACTACGATGGTAGTGTCGGTATCGTGAAACTCTTCCGCTATTTCAGGAAGTTTATTTATGAACTGCCTCTCTACGCTAAAGCCGACTCCGGTTCCGCACAAAAGAACGTATAGACATTCATCAAAGACGCGAATATGATCCACGGCAATGTAAGCGCAGTTGTATCCCGCCATGTTATCCCTTGTTAAGGCTCCGCTTCCGGTTTCAGGATCGGCTGTCATAAGGGCTCTCATAGAAGGCATTACCTCCATATCGAGGATGGCATCTGTTAGTTCAGTAGGCCATTCCCCTATTGCGTCCCAAACAAGGGTTCCCATAAAACTGCAGTAGCGCGTAACGGTTTCTTCCCATGTCTCTCTGCGTCCTTTCGAGTCCAGATACCTAGCGTATCGGCTCTTGTGGATAACCTTCTGATATTCTGAAATCATCCTTCCCTTCCTATAAGTTTCTCTTTTTCGGTTACCATTATTCTGTGCTTTGCATGTGCCCAGTTTTTGAATTTCTCTCTTAAGCCCTGCTCATTAGACCACTTGGCAAATTCATCCAGAGTCATTGCAGTGTGCTTCTGGAACCACTCCTCCCACGGAATGCCCCCTTTTGGCGTGTGTTCTAGCCGTATGGGCCATAAGTGACGAGCCAGATGGTATATCCTGAAGACCTGCTCTTCATCCTTCTGCCAAGAAAGATTGGGGGGCCGAAGCCCCCCGCTCTCACTAGAATGGAAGCGACTCATCCTTGTCGCTTGTTACAGAAGCACTCTCACGGGCTGCGCCTCCAGCGCGAGAACCCATTTCCATCCTGCTTGCGATGATGTCAGTTCCGTACTTTTCTACACCATCCTTGTCAGTCCACTTCCGGTATTGGATTCTACCTTCGACGTATAACTCCTGACCCTTAGATACATACTCTTCCACAGTCAGTGCGAGTTTGTCAAAGAAAGTAATCTTATGCCAGTCAGTGGTCTGATTATCCCCCCATCCGCTGTTAGTTGCGAGAGAGATATTGCATACTTTCCCTTTCGCAGTTTCCCGGACAGTGGGCGCTTGCCCAACTCTACCGATTAATATGGCTTTGTTTAAATTCATATTACATGATCCTCCTGTCATGCCATTCAGGGTTGTACTTCTTGATTAATTTCCACAGATCGAGAGCGTGAGTGAACATCTTCCTAAATCGCTCCGCGTCTGTGTGTTCCCACTCAAGGATGTTATCACTTTTAACATCTATGAATAAGTTGAGGAGCCGTCTTCCTCCGCCCAAGCCTTGACCATAGGCGGCGAGTTGAGTTCCATAATCGTCATACACCATTTTCTTTACGTCCGGCTTCTCGGGAAATTCTTTGGTCTTGAAGTCTACCACCCATTCGTCGTTATGTAAATCAACTTTTCCACCATATCCAGACGGATGAGCAAACGATTTTTCAGATATCCAATTACCGTTTCCACAGCGAACCTCCAGCACTCTGGATACGTTTTCGCAGAGGAACATATGCTCTCTCGGGGTATCCTGCCCAGAAAAATATTTATCCAAGTGATCATGGATTAAGGTGCCCCTTCCCATGACTTCCTGTTGCTTTTTATTAAACCTGCTTCTGGCTAACTTTTCAAACTCTGGAAAGCCACCGCCTCTATTCAGGTTGTCGGCAGAGTGAGCCTCTGTCCACAGGGCTTGCATAAGTTCTCCCTGAATCCATTTGGACAGCATGGGTCTTGCAACCACATCATTCCATATGGTGGAAACAGATGGCACCCAACCATGCTTTCGTGCATCCCTCAGCGTGGATGCACGCATCCCGTTCTTCCCTTCTACCTCGTAGCGGGGATTACCTTCTTTGTCGTACCAGTGGCTCATCCCTTTTTCCTGAAGTCCTCCGACTCGTCTTCCGCATAGACTCCATAGCGGTACGCGCCGCATATTTTAAGGACGGCCCTAGCAAGCGCCCTCTTCTCTGCCATTTCGCAGATGTAGGTGAAGGTAGTATTGCCAACAGGCTTCTTTCCAAACAAAGCGGTTCCATACGTTTCAACCTTTACGGGTTCGTACCTCCCTTCCATAGTGGCGAACGCTTTGATGACAGCAAAATCTTTCTCTAACTTCTTATCCTCGAAGGTAACAAAGATTCTGTTTTGATACTGAATCTTTTCAATGCCAGTTCGAGTGATGATGTTGACCGTCTTTCCACCCACCGGAAGGGCGAAAATGTCTTCCTCTTTGATCAGGCCATTTTTCCTTACCAGTTCATTCAAGAATTCACCTCGTGAAATCTTCGGCCTCTTCACCTCTGGATCGTCATTCTTTTGCCACTCCTCTTCTTGACGGTGACGTTCGTTTTGTTCCTGCTGTTCCCATCCCGCGTTTTGTGGAACGCTGGGACCATCTGGCCCACGCAAGTCTCCGCTGAACGGGTTTGTTGCTTCAATTGCTTCTGCTGAATGTCCATTACTCATGTGTCACCTCCGGGACGTCTGCCCCTAATTCTATACCAAGTTGAACTGCTCTTTCAATCAGTTCGGACATTTCGCTTATGTTCATATCCGATGTTGATCGAAGCCTACTGCGTTTCTCGCCCTTTAGATTAAGATAATCTTCTGCGCCAAAAACAGATTCTATAATGATCTCTTTGATCTCTCCTTTGCTGTGCCCTGTCTGGTTGGCTATGGTACCACACCATGCATGGAACATGCCATTCTGTTCCAGCGAGCGATTCTTATTATAAGGACGCATGATCACCTCAAGCGGCTGATCTTTATCAACCGACTGATCTTTAATGTACCCCGAGCAAAAATCTCGGATGCGCTTATCGCGCAGTATCCATCGCTTCATCATGTTCGTGAATCGTAATTCATGAATCAGTGGAGTTCTTTTTTCTCCACAAATTCGATTGAGTTGATCGCTGTTTCGAAAGCATATCCAGTGTCTCCAAGTTTGAATCCCGCGCCATCAAAAAGTTCAGCAAATTCATGCGATACAATTTGCTTGGCAATTTTAGACATGGACTCATGCTCTGGACCTTCATCTACCCATAGCGTGACGAGGGCTACCATTTTATAAGCCCGTCGAGCGTTGCCCTTCTTTGTGTCTTGTACAGCCATGCCAGTTGATCCTCTTTGCTATATTCTAGCGAGTGGCACATCTGATGGCAAGTCCGGCATACCGGGATAGCATGGAGATCGAGAGGCTTCTGAGCCATCCCCGTATCCATTCGAACATGGTGTCCTTCTGATTCGTATTTTCCACATCCCCAGCATGGTTGTTTCCTTATCCAATCCAGATATTTTGACTTCACTGGTGCATTATACAGGAGGTTGCACTTTGGTGTCAATTCGTTTATACTGAGTCCATGCTGTCATTTTCGGAGAAAAGGGAATACCTATTGACGGTGCTCTTAAGGGCACAAAGCCTGACCCCGACAGAGAAGATCGTGGCATTAGCAATGGCCTTCAAGATCGACGAGAATGGGAATGTCGATTTGCGGATAAGAGAGTTGGCCGTATTGTCCTCTCTGAATCCACGCTCTGTCAGGCGCGCCATTATGCGTCTCCGGGAAAAGATCAATCTTGAGGTTAGAGTGGAAGGGAAGAAGAACATCTATCGGTTCATCCAATGGTCGAGTCTAGCACTATAGAAAGTTGCCCTCATTGTGGGCAGGTATACGTGGACACTTTACCCGAGTGGTGTCAGTGGTGGTATAATCCCTTTTCACCAACCAAAGGTCGCGAGTGGAAGGAAGCCTATGATTTGGCAACCAAGCAAGCCGCTCAGGCCATGATGGCAAAGTGGAATGGGAGACGCCGTGGACAAAGGTAAATTCTGGGCTCAGATTCCTGTGTATATTTTGAGGGATCATCGCCATAAGGCCGCGCATCTCCGAGTTCTGGGGGCCATCCTGAGTTGTCCACAACCCTACTTCCCGAGCCTTCGGGAGATAGCGGAGAGAAGCGGTCATGCCGTTACCACCTGCAGTAGAGTGGTTTCCGAAATGGTGAAGTTTGGAACCTTAGAGCGCGAACAAAGATATCGAGATACGAATGTCTACAGACTTGTTGGTTATATACCACACCCTACTACAGAAGTAGAGTCAGAGCCTACTACAGTAGTAGCATTAAAAGAATCTTTAAAAGAAAAAAACAATATACCTCAAAAAGGGTTTGAGAAATTCTGCCAGATATACCCACGCCATAGGCTTGGCTTCAGAAAAGAACTGAAAGAACTTTGGGACGAGGGCGGCTTCGAAAGTGCCTCTGATGAAATCATCAGGTGCGTTCGGGATCATGCCGAAACTTCGGACTGGACATCAGAATCCGGAAAGTATGTTCCGGGAGCGAAAAAGTTTCTTGCACAGGAAAGATGGATCGACTATAGTGGCGATTCATTCACCCAATATGAGGAAGACTGATGAAACTTATAACTCCTGATCTCGAAGGCTATATGACCGCCGCAGATGTTGAAGGTCATGTTTTCTCTCCCAACAACTTTAGGGAAGAAACTCTAGAGTGGATCGAGAATCGCAACAACAAGTACGGTTGCAGACTTCCCTGTCTGAAGACAACCGATTTCAGAATCATACCGGGAACCCTTTCGGTCTGGGCTGGCGTTAATGGGCATGGTAAATCTGCTCTTGTCCAACAGTTCTGTCTCTGGTGGGCCGCAGGTAAATTTACAGACAAACCTGAGAAGGTTCTGTTCTGGTCTCCAGAGATGGCTTTCCACGTTCAGATAGAGCGAATGGTAAAACAAGCCCTCGGGGTTGGTGATCCAACCGTTGAAGCCGCGAGTTACATCATGGACTATCTTGAAGGGAAGGTCTTCATCTATGGCAAGGAAGAGCACGTAAGAGTGATGGAGATTATCGCTCTGTCTCGATGGGCCGCAGACAATGGATTCACTCATTTGGTGATAGACTCCCTTATGATGGTCGATTTGCAGACGGATAAGTCCAACTTGAATCTGGCTCAGAAGAATTTTGTGAGAATGCTAAAAGAGACGGCGAGAAGCACCCTCCTACACATTCATCTGGTGTCTCACATGAGGAAAAGTGAATCAGAATCCAGAATGGGCGATAAGATGGACGTCAAGGGAAGCGGAGAAATCACCGATATGGCTGACTACGCTTTTCTGATTTGGAAGGACGTTAAAAAGCAGGAGAAGTTGTATACTGATCCAGATGATGAGGAGTGGTTGAGGAAGCCAGATGGTTTCCTTCAATGCGTCAAGAATAGGTATGATCCGGACCACCCCACCCTTCCGCTCTGGTTTAGTGGAGCGCCGTTTTCGTTTAAAGAGGGCAGAAGGACTGAAGTTCCGAGACTGGTTGAGCCTACCAAAGAGCAACTGAAGGTAGGGTATGTCCCGGAGTAAGGGCGAAGAGATGTTTTCAGCACAACTGACAGAGCATGGATTTCCTGACTGGGAGGAGGAGCACATGTTTCTCCCGGGCAGGAGATTCAGGTTTGATTTCGCATGGCCCTCTGTCAGTATTGCTGTTGAAATTGAGGGGGGAACGTGGGTTGGAGGTAGACACTCGACTGGCACAGGGTTTGAAAATGACTGCCGTAAATATAACCTTGCCGCCAGTGATGGATGGAAAGTTTATCGTTTCACCACAGGAATGGTAACGTCTGGGGATGGCATTAAATTCCTAGCGAGTGTATGGCCTGTAAGACTGTTAGGTGGAGTTGTTGCCCACTAATATATTATGGCAGAAAATGATGCGGAAGGGCGGTACTCCCTGTCGCGGATGCGAGAATTATCATACGTGCGCTGTCCATGAGGTGGCGTGTGAGCAGTTCGAAGAGTATGTGCACACTGGCGAGATCGAACTAATTCTACCAAAAGAACCAACAAAAGAAATATTCATGGGGATTTATTTTGAGGAAGAGATCGAAGGAGAACTTTAAGTCTTTAACGGCCCAGTCGTCCGGCATATGGCTGAACCCCCGCAGATCGTGGGAGGATATGTGCTTTGCCCTAGCCGGGATGGATGATATCGTATCAAAGTATGCTAGGTTAAAATATGTGGGAGAGGAACGATACTACGAAGATGTATGGCGATATGTTTACTGGGAGGTTCGCAAGATGGCAAATGCTAAGGGATGGAAAAGCAAGGACAAAAATCATACCAGCGAAGCCTTTATTGTGAGGCTTTCGGAACTGGCCGTAAAGGAATCTACAATGAGTGACCTTTGCAGGAAATGTAATGGGAAGGGATATGTCTCTACAGGATATACCAGAATAGATTGCTTTAGTTGTGATGGGTCAGGTGCCTTGAAACGTACAGAAAAATTTCGCGCTAGGTTTATGGGTCTCAGTCCGTGGGGATGGCGGAGACAATGGAGGGATAGGTTTAGAAGGGAGGTATTGGGGATTTTGGATGTGTTTGAGTACGAAATTGGGTACCAACTGGGGAAGCGCTTGTGAACTGTCAGTTCAAACCAACCAATCGGCCCCTTTCTGAAAATACT